TGGGGATATCAAGATCCTCTAGCACAAACATTTAGAGTAAGCGGAGAATCTGGGGGCGTATTCTTACGGGACGTTCAACTATATTTTAGAACTGTCCCAGATCCAGCATATGAATGGGCAGAAGTAACTTTACAAATAAGAGAAGTTGTCAATGGTGTTCCTGGCGAGAAGGTATTGGGAAGTTGCACTATGAGCAACTGGGAGATTACACCGTCTGAAGAATCTGAGGGGGGTGCAGTACAGTTTGTACCGTCGATGTTTAGATTTAATAAGCCCGTTTATCTTTTGAACGAGACAGAATACTGTTTTGTTCCAATCCCCGCTAACAACAACCCAGGTTGGGAAATATGGATTTCAGAATTAGGAGAATTCCAAGTAGGAACAGAGACAAGAATTGCTAAACAACCTCATAATGGTATTATGTTTACATCTGCCAATAATGTTTCTTGGACTCCTCAACAGTCTTTAGATATGATGTTTGCAATTAACAAGTGTTCATTTGAAGTTGGTTCAGGTAGAGAACTGCACATAAGAAATGCGACAAGAGATTATATAAAACTTAGTGACCCTAGCAAGTATAATTCTATCCAACCACGCCATATGATACATACTGTTAAGGCATCTGTAACAAGTCCAGGTGCCGGTTATACTAGCACGCCTACTATAACTGTAGAGTCTGTCTTTGATGGTACAAATAAAGGAGTTACTCTTGAGGCGGTAGTTGATACTGTTACAGGAGAGATGACAGGTGTCAATGTTATTAGCGCTGGAACAGAAACGGTGGCTTGGTGGGACAATTTAACAGCAACCGTTACTGGTGGTGGTGCTACTCAAGATGCAACCGTAGATATATTCGTGGTTAATGGAGATATTATACAAGTTCATCCATTAAGAGAATATCTTGAGGTGGAAACTTGGTCTATTAATTCCTTTACAGGTTATATCGGTGGAGCGGCTAATGACGTAGCATTTGAACCAGGAGATAAGATTATGATCGGACCTTGGTTTGGAACATCTGATATCACCAATGATGAAATAGAAAGCATTGACAGTAGATATATTGATGCATTAGCTATTTCCAAATCTATAGTAGAGCCACCTGGCACATCTGTACAAGCATATTACAAATTAAGAGATACTGCAGGAACACAGGATTCCAATTGGACAGCGTTTGAGCTGGGAAGAACAGAGGAACTTTTAGAAAGAAGAATGGTTAGATCTATTTCTAATATTTACACTTCTGAAGGAGACAATGCAGATGCTAGAGATGTTGCTGTAAAATTAGTTTTAAGCACAAACAATCCTAATGTATCTCCATTAGTTGATACCTTACAGTTAAATCAATTAATATTTAAAAATGATATTGATGATGTTTATACCAATGAAGATCAAAGAAGCGGTGGAGATGCTCGTTCAAGATATATAACTAGGAAGGTTATATTGGATGAAGGACAAGATGCAGAAGATCTAAATGTGTATCTATCCAACTCTCTACCAGCAGGTACAGATGTAAAAGTATATGGCAAGTTCTTAAACGGACAGGATAGTGGTGAATTATTTGAAGATGCATACTGGATACCTTTACAACTCCAAGGCGATTTAGCTAGAGAGAATAGTAACGTTACAGGAGCTCAACAGGATTATGTTTATTCAATACCTGAAAAAGCACCGGGTGATTCTTACGGATTAAATCCAACTAGCTTAAAGTTTGAGTATGATGTAGATGTTATTGATAGTATAACACTTTCAACACCAGGTGTTGGGTACACTTCACAACCTTCTGTAACAATAGAACACTCAGGGAATGGCTATGGAGCAACAGCGGTTGCTAATGTTAATACGGCAACTGGTTTAGTAACAGGCATAGACATTGTAAATCCTGGAAGAGGATATACAGGCGGTACCGTAACAGTAACAATTTCTGGAGGAGGTGCTTCGGTAGATGCTACAGCAACGGCAAGTCAAACAACTATTACTTACACCTCTTATAAAGAGTTTGCAGTGAAGATTGTGCCAATATCCTCACAACCAGCAAAAGTTCCTACTATTAAAGAACTTAGAGCTATTGCATTACAGGCTTAAAATTATGACAAATATAAATACTACACACTTAAGAACAGAGCACGCAGATTATATTCGGGACGTTAATTCAAAAGCCTTATTGTCTACAAATACAACTAAATTGATGGCATATAAGGAAAAGAAAAGAATAGCTGAACAGAATATGCAAACTTTGGAACGCTGTGTAGGTGATATAAATAACTTAAAGGATGATATAGCAGAGATAAAAGCTTTGTTATCAAGAATAATTTCTAAAATTAACTAAAAGGTAAAGAGATGGCAACAATTACATTAAGATCGGTTAAGGGTAGCCCTTTAACGAACAATGAGGTAGATTCTAACTTTACCAACCTTAACAACGACAAATATGAATCCGGAGACAATGTCAATGTCGGAAATGTCGTAGCTACCGGCGATTTAAGCGTTTCAGGCGAAACAACATTCAGTGCTTCTGCAGTTACAGCAGCAGGGTCAAATATAAATGATGCGACTACATTATCAGACAGCTTTAATGTAGTTACCGGTGGTACTGCTAATCAGGGAGTTATACTCCCGGATGCCGTTACAGGTAAGGTTGTTACTGTAATTAATAATACCTCAGCAAGCGTCAATATTAAGGTTTATCCTCAGAGCGCAGATGAAATAAACAGCGCTGGCGTTGGAGTAGCAAAAGATTTATCACCCGGAGCAAAGCTACAATGTGTAGCCATATCTGGTACAGAATGGGTAACCATTGATGATATTATTGTTTATGATAGTTCAGGTTCGAGAATAAACTAGGGGAAAATGAATGAGGCCGTTAAGAATTAAAGCATCGGGAACACCGATCACATCAAGCAATTTTACAGGATTGCAGGAAATGACAGATGGAGAGATACAACAGTATCTTTCTTACGTTTTAACAAACAAATTTGCTACAGATACAGATGGCACAGGAACAGGAGAATTAAATGTTGATGGTGCTTCTGGTACATCTATAGGTACTTTTACAAATACTATTAGACAAGATTCGATAGGCTCACATCCTACAGCAGGAGCTACAAGTAGTAACACATATACCTTTAAACAGGTTACATCTGCGGCCTCAGAAAGTATTACTGCAAGACCTGCGGGTTATGATTCAGGTGTAAAACAAATGTCTGATTCTGCCATTGATACAGATATTTTAGATAAAGCATTGTCTGATATGGTTTCTGAATCTGATTATACTGTTGGACAGTATGTGTTGCAACCATCTGCCCCTACAGGTGGTACTTGGACTTCTAGATATACGATCACAGATACCGCACAAGGCGGAAATAATAACACATATCTTTGGCAAAAAACAGCACCCACATCATCTGCAAACTCTGATTTAGCTTCTGTTAAAACAGATGGATCATCTATTACACAGATGACAGCAGCAGAAATTGAGCAGATGGTTCCTAACTTTAGAAATAGAATTATTGATACCGGCGTAGGCACATATAAAGTTCAAGCAACGGCGCCGACGTCTGGTGGAACTTGGGTACAGATGGGATCACAGTTTGATGATACAAGACAAGAGGTTGCATCTGAAAACTACGTAGGAGCATACACAGGTAATTATTCTGGTTCTTATGTAGGTGCTTACGTAGGTGCGAAAACATATTCCGGAAACTATTCCGGTTCTTATGCAGGTAACTATGTTGGTGGTTATGTTGGTTCCAAAACATATTCTGGAAACTACTCAGGCAACTATTCCGGTTCTTATCAAGGTAACTATGTTGGTACTTCTGGGTATTCTGGATCTTACTCTGGTTCTTATCAAGGCAACTATGTTCTTTATTACTCTGGATATGCACATGCTACATATACAGGATACTATAGTGGAACATATACAGGTTATTACACAGGACCTAAAACTTATACAGGTTATTACACCGGCACTTACACTGGATATTTCACAGGCAACTACGTAGGAACTTCTACTTATTCTGGAACTTATACAGGATACTATAGTGGAACATATACAGGCCACTACGTTGGAACATCTGCTTATTCAGGAAGTTATACTGGGACTTATACAGGTTACTATAGTGGAACTTATGCAGGTGACACGATTCAGGCAACTACTGAAACAGTATCTAGCATTAAGCTTTGGATAAGGACAGCATAAAAAATACTTGACAAAACATTATATATATCATATAATGTAAATTATATTCTACATAATGGAGTGAATAAATGGCAAGACGAAAAAAGAAATTTGATATCAAAGATGTCAAAGTAGATTTAGTCGATCCTAAAAAAGCAAATAAAGATCCTCTCAAATTCGAATATCCTTATTGGTCCAATAAGGATGCCAAGCACATTATTGTTACAATAGTTCATCCTGATGGAAGACGTCATCTTGCATCTATAATGGATAAGGATGGCAGTAATCCAGATTATCAAAGGATTATGGAAGAGTTTACTATTGAGCAGATAGATAAAAATACAGATGAAGGTTTAAAGAGAAGAAACGAAAATGTTCGTCGCTCAATGGAAAGGCGTGAAGCAGAAGCGGCAAGAGCAAAGCAAGAGGGATTATTTGGAGCTAAACTTGAAGCCTTTGAGATTGCAGAAATTAAAAACTCTAAAGACACAGAGTACAAAAAACTTATCCGAAGAGCTAAGTCCCCAATGGAAGTTTCCGCTTTCACAACTTTGTTATTAGATAAAGAAAGAAAGCAGGATCCCATTGTACAAGCAAAAATGGATGCCTTAGAAATTCCAGAAATAAAAGCATCTAGAGATAAACTAAAGCAAAGATTGCATAGTGCAGAAAGCGTTACTGAGGTTTTAATTATATCATCTATTATTATGCAGAAGGCATTGGACAATGGCAAAGCGTAAAGGCGAAGGGTTTGTTTTAGTTGCAACAAACAGAGTAGGATACTATAAAGCGGCAGTAAAACTAGCTGAATCTATTTTAGACTTTTGGCCCGAGGCAAGAATAACTCTGTTTACTGAGGAGCGTTGGATAGACCAGACTAGTCCTGAGTGTGCTTTGGGGACAGGGGATTATCAATTATTTGAGAACGTAATTACATGGGAGGTTCCTAGGCACGTTAGGGCAAAGCTATGGGCTTTGGAACATACACCATATGAAACTACATGTTATCTAGATTGCGACATGTATTGCGAGCATGAGGACATTAAGGATATCTTTAAACTACTAGGAGATAAGGACTTAGTATTTACAAAGATACGTCCATACAATGCTAAATTAACCAGACTTTCTAATTCAGAAGAAATGACTGCACATTGTGGTTGGTTTATATACAATGACAAACCACAAACATTAGCTTTAATGAGTGCTTGGTGGGGAGAGTATTGTCATCAACAGGAACCTGATTATGACATTGCTCATTATCCAAGAGACTCTATAAAGTGGGATACCTTTACAATGTGGAGGCTTCTCACTTACAGTGATCACGGAGTAGATTGGGGATTTATAGACGAGCCAGATGCTCGTTGGAACTTTGTTAACGGTTACAAGGTTGAAGAACTAGGAGATACAGAAAGAGTTTTGTATCACTACACTATCCCGCAATGGGACTTGGATGCTAGATGAGATGGATAAACGTCGGTGAAGAATTATTAGAAATTCTAACACCATATTCAGATTGGTTCTTTTCTCAAGACTTAACTGAACTAGAGCAATCTATAGATACTAAAAGAGCAGGAGATGAAACTTTAGAGACTGCCTGCGGTGAAGAGTATCTTAAAATGATTGTAGAAAAAGATGGAGAACACATAGGATATCCAGAACATACTAGATCCATAGATATTTTAATGGATGGAAGAGCACCTAGAGAACACAGGGAAGCCTGTCAAAAACTTAATCAAGAGCTTTGTTCTTATTTAGGTGCTAGAAATCAAGCAGTTCAAGTTTTTTATCCTAAAGATGGTTTCATGGGATGGCATAATAATTGGAATGCACATGGTTATAATATTTTGTTATCTTGTACTCCTAATGGAAACGGATTTTTTAGATATAGAGATCCGTTGACACACGAAATAATAACAATGAAAGATAAGCCTGGCTGGACTGCTAAGGTTGGTTATTACGGAAGGGGAAGAGAGCCAGACAAAGTTTATTATCATTGTGCTGGCTCACATGAGCCACGTGTAACTTTAGGGTTTGTTATTCCTAATGCAGATATGTGGAGAAATATGATTGAGGACATATCTGGGGAAGACGCCTCGATGTTTAGTTAAATATTTATTGCTGTAATTTTATTTGTATCTATTTCAACTTGTTCTAAGTCAAAGTTTATACTCACCCCACACCCACAAGAATCCTTTTCCTTAGGGTTTACAAATTTAAAAAATTCATTTAGACCTTCTGTTTGCCAATCTAATGTCATTCCCACTATGTAAGGTATAGATACTTTATCTATTACTACGCCGAACCTACCATAATCAACAAATATATCATCAGACACATCGCCGTTATCATTAATAGAGTCGAAAACGTATTCAAAGCCAGCGCAACCTCCGCCTGTAATTCCGAGTCGGATGTTTTTAAAGCCGTCTTTTTCTTGTTTTTCAAGAAGTTTCTGTATCGCATTATCTGTGATTTCGATTACGCTAGACATAAAAATATTTATAATTATTTTTTTCCAATAACTTGGAATCTATCGTAAAACTTTTTACCGTCCCAAGAATAATAGTATTGAATTGTTTTTCCAGAACTATATACTTCTTCTAGCCCAACGTTTTCAATTAGTGCTTCTGTAGTATCAACACAATTAATACCGTACATTTCCTCAATAACATTAGAAGACTGACAAGCAAATATTGCGTGTTTGTTAGCTGTTATTAGTTCTTGTAAAGGATACATTTGTTCACACCCTAAAGAGATAACAACATCTACGTTCAGTTGATTTAATTCATCAAAAGCAAACGGAACATCTAGGTTCCAGTGTTGTATTTTAATAAATTCTTCTGTTATATAATGCGAGTTAAATACTTTAGAAAGTTCTAAAGCCTCGGGGTCTATATCAACTAAGTGTAATTGTCCTACAGATAAATTTTCACACAATAAAGGAACAAGTGGAACACCTAGCCAAGAATTAAGGACTAATATATTAAAGTCGCTTTCTTTCATATAGTGTTCGTCTAAAACTTTTTTAAGTTCTTCGACTAACCAAATAGCACCTTCCATTGTATTTGGGTTCAGAGACTGTCTAAAGTCATCATGCTTGTGGGGCATTTCATGTTCTACCTTAGCTAAGCCATCTCCCCAATGTTTTAAATTGTTTAAAAAATTAAAGTTCAAGTTTGACATCTTCTTTTCTTCCCATTGAGTCAAATAGACAAACGTAGGGAATTTGTCTATAGACGTGTGTTTCTATATCATGTGGGTATATATATCCTACGTTATAACTATATGCCCATCCTATAGGAAAATATTTAATTCTAGCCACACCACGATGGTGGAAAAAATTATCTATTCCTCTATAATACCATAAAATTTGTTTTATATGTTTTTTAAAATACAATGTTATTTCTTCTGTATTTAAATTGTCGTTCCAACGTAATACAGAAGAGTTTAAGTCTGTATACTTATGAGGTATATGCCTTGTTTCTTTATACTGCGTTTCCATGTCGTGCCAATGTGTTTTTAAAAAGCACAAACAATCCTCGGGGTCGTAATTAACAAGCTCATCTATATTTCTTTGTATAATAATGTCTAAGTCAAAGAATAATTTTTCTCCTTTTTGTCTTACAACATTCTCATCAAACAAATACATTTTATTCCACCAAACTTCTAATTTATTATCGTTTGGCAATGGAATAACTTTTATATCCTCGTGTAAGTTTTTAGGATCTTCTGTTAAACAATAAAAATTAAAGTCGCAGGTTATAAACTTTTTACAACTATTGTAAATAGCCTCAACGTGCTTGGGGGAATATTTTGTTCCCCATTTAACTGTATAGATGTTTAACATTCCCAATATATCACTTTGTTTGTTGCAGATTGTTTGACTATTGTTTTTCCTAAATAATCTGCTGCTAAATTAATACCTATAGTACATTCTTTTTGCCATAATTGTTGTTTATCAAAACCTTCAAAATAATCATCTACAACCATGTAACTTGCTTTAGGCGACCAGTAGATTAAACTATTAAAAGTAGAGTTTTTGTCATGTGCTGCATCATAATACACTATATCGTAAGTCCCTCTACTGGCTCGGTGTTCGTTCCAAAATATTGGGTAGCTGTAAGGAATCTTCTTATGACTAATATTGTAGTCTTTCGTGTTCTTTAAAAAACACTCATAATTTTTTTTGTTTTGTCCTTTCTCTTCCTCAAACATTTTCCAGACAAAATTTGATGTTGTTGTTGGACTATTATCCCAACAGTCTAAACATTCCACAGAATACTTTATTCCCTTTTTAATACAAATCTCGGACCAAGCAACTGCAGACGCTCCTTTCCAACTTCCAATTTCTAGTATATGTACTTCGTCTTTGCCCAACAAGTTAATAACATTTTCAAATACTTCATAATCAAAAACATTACTTATTTCAGGACTTAACTTTACAATTTCTTCAAAGTTCATTCACTGTCCAATGCTTTAATAATTTAGGATCTGCGAGGTCATCTTGTTTTACATGTCCTCGACTGTTATCCTCAAAAGGAAGTATGTCCACATTAAATACGCAAAGAATGCAACCTTCCCTATATATACCAACTTCTAAATCACCTGACTCCCAGTCCCTTCCTCTGTTATAGGAGTAGGCAAATTCTGAGGGAAAGTGATCCCATAAGTCTCTCCACTTCCAACTGTGATAATTATCTGTTCCGTCTGTATAAGTGAACCATATTTTATCTTGGTTTTGTAATACATCTTCCCATATTACCTCACATTGATCATCGCTCCATACCTGACAAGAGCCGTTGGTATGCGCTCCATGTGCTAACTTAAATCTTCTTGTTTTCATTGGGCGAGGATCCTGCCACCAAGATCTCATTTTTGTTGGACGTTCCATATTGTAAGTTAGAACAGGTTCTAAATCTCTTTGTATTACAACGTCTAAATCAAAAAAGATAAAGCGGCCATGAGGCTTATCATCAGCAAAGTTATGCGTATTAAAAATAAATGTTTTAGGCCTGTCCCAGCACCTTGCCATTCCAAACTTGAAATCATCGCTGCCAAACCAATACTTAGGATGGATATTAGGAATATCAGGAAATGGTATAACTTTAATGTCATCTAATAGGCCCTCGCTGTCGTCTGTATAACAGTAAAAATGAAACTCGTGCTTATCGTTTATATTCTTTTTAGACATGTTATATAAACGATTAACATAGTGAGGACCATACCTGGTTCCCCATTTACAACATACGACATTTACTCTCATGATGTCTCCGTCAGGTTTTGTAGAATAAAGTCTCTGCCGTACATCAAACCATAATTTACAAGTTCACATACAATATTGCTAGATGTATCGTCAAACTGTTCCCTGGGACCTTTAACTACAATAGAAACAAACCTGCCTCCTCTTACAGAATCAATAACGAAGTCTGTATCCTCATTATTCCAATCATTAAAGGAACCCATATATGCGGTTGACTTTCTTATTTCTCTTGTCGTGTTCATTTTAATACTCCACATTTTTTATTACAAATTAGACTAGGATCTAATTTTAGTTTGTTGGTAAAGTAAGATGTGAAAAATTTGTTAGTGAATATTTTTTTCAATCCGTGTACTTTACAGTTATTACTTTTCCAATCGTACAAAATATCTGTTTCCTCGTAAGGATTTATTTTTGCTACTAATATGTTTTTAGCAGTAAATACACATGGAAAAACGTTTCCTTCTTTATCAATATAGGCCTTGTTTTCTATTTTTGCTAAGCATCTTACTTGTTTATCAAATTTTACCTTAACGTCTAAATACTCAGCGTCTTTTTGCCTAAGTTTGATTGTCTCCAACTCTATTAACTTGTAGTCAGGCAAGTCTTCTTTTTCCTCTACCTCTACTACATTTATTTTTTCTTCGACTTTATTTTCAATAAAGTTAAATCCTGAGAACTTATGTTTTTTAGAAAGTGCTTTAGCTTTCTCTATGTCCTCATCTGTTTGTGTTGTTCTAGTGTATTGCCAAAATACTCTAGCTCCACTTTGTAACAATGCCTCAGCATTTGACATCTGTTTTTCTATTTCTCTATTATATATGTCGTTTATGGTTACTGTGATGTTTCCCATATTTTTAAATAGTATGCCTACTGTTCCCCACCAATACTTGTCAAAGTTTGTTAAATCTGTTAGTAAGTCAATACTAATATTTCTTGTTTCCATTAGATATTCACATATATCATAAAAGTCTTTACA